GGAAGAGCTCCTGAATGAGATGAGCAGCCGCGCCCGGAACTATAGAGGCCGGCGCGGCGGAGCTGACTATCTCCGCGCCATCAGTCAGGACATCGACGTGCTGCTTGATTTCATGGGATAAGGATGCTATAAGATGAAAAGGGAAGAGCCTCACTGCAAAGCGGTGAGGCTCTTCCCTTTGGTGGAGCACAGAGGATTCGTCTGGCTCACGTGTGGTGGAGGCGATGGGAGTCGAACTAATTCCCGCCGTTTCATCGTGAAAAATTACGGATTTTCGGCTCAAAAATATGGCGTTGCTATGGCTTGAAATTCGGCCTATGGAAATGTGATTCAACCTCTAAAATCTGAAAGTGTGGTAAAAAGTGTGGTATTTTCAGCCTTGCAGCAGCTTCAAAAATACCGCGTTGACGGCCTGCGCTGTGGCGATGTCCTCGCCTGTCAGAGTGTGGCTGTAGATGCCGAAAGTGTCCATGTCCTCAGAGTGACCGACCAGCTCTTTCACCTCACCGGCAGGCAGAGTTTTCACCACGCTGACAAAGGTGTGCCGCAACTCGTACAGGCTAACCGGCTGCAAGTCGTTGGCAGCGCAGTACACTTTCCAGCGCTTATAATACCGGCGTTCCGTCTCTAGGCAGAATACGCTTTCACAATGGCCTGTGATAGCCCTCTGAGCCTCTAGGACGGCTCTAGCCACGTCGGACAGGACGAATGACCGCACTGCATTTTCGTTCTTTCCGCGCGTCTCTATGCCCTTCACGTTGATAGCCCGGGAGAGGTTGACTGTGCTGCCTTTTATGTCTGCCCAGCGCAGCCCCAGCAGCTCACCGGGACGAAGGCCGGTCAAGACTTCAAAGCGGTAAGCGTTGATATAGTCATCATGCACCCGCTTGCCTCTGTAAAGCGTTGTGTCGATGCTGAACAGCTTTACAAGGTCATCGGGCTGCAAGACCTTCTTGCCCTTCAGGCGCGCGCCTGCCGGTATCTGTACATCCTCCGGCAGATAGGTGGAGAGCTTGGCTTTGCGGCAGAACTTGCAAAAGGCCCGCAAGTCACCGGCCAAGAGCTGCAAGGTTTTGCGGCTCTTGCCTGCCGCGTGGGCCTTGTTTATGATGGTCTGTAAGTCGGCATCGGTAAGGGCATTGACCCGCTTTTTCCCGATGATCGGCAGCACCCAGACCCGCCAGCGGCTTTCGACGGGCTCCCAGTTGCCCGCGCTGGTGGTCTGCTTCAGGCCCTCGAGCCAGAGCTTGTAAACATCCTCGACCCGGCCCGCCTTCACGCCTACGCCGTCCTCTAGCCAGGCATCAGCCTTTCGGTTTGCTTCCCGCTGGCCTGTGCGTCCGGGGGTGCTGCTGTAAAAATACCGGCGCTGGCCGTCTTTCTGCACCGCCACACGCCACCGGCTGTAAGCTTCCTGCCAAACGGCTGTGTTCGTCCGCTTGCTCATCTGCTGCACCCCCTTTCTATGTCAATGATTGCCCGTCAGTGGGTTGCGCGATTTTGCGCAGACCCCTTGACAGCGGAATTTTCCGCTCTCCCCCCGCCTGCTGTGCTCTGCGCAGTGGGCTTTTATTTTTTATCGGGATCTGTGGACGGATCATATATAAGAGCTTCTAAATCTTCAACAAGTTTATATGTGAGCGGTTCATTTTTACCATAAGACTTCATTATTCTGTTAAATGCTGGAAGTGGAGCTTTACCGTATTCGTTCAAGATATCTTTTATTGCAATTTGCACAGCAGCTTTTTTCTTTTCATCTGACGGTATTGCGTTGAAAAGATTCCATGCCTGTTCTTTTGGGGATGGCTCACTCCAATTCGCATCGCTTAAAGCTCCAGTTTCTGGGCGCTCTGGAATGAATGCATCAAGAATATCTTGATTTACCGAATAAAAGTTAGAAATACCTTCGATTATGGATTTTCTCTCGCGATTATAAGTTGCAGCGTCCCATGTTAAGCCTTCGTCTTTTGCCAAGTCTTCCGCAGCCCACAAAGCGGTTTTTGCTACACGTTTTGCGTACTCGGTTTGTTCGTCAATAGGAAAAAAAATAGCAGCAGGGACGTTTAACGCAGTAGCAATTTTTTTGACGGTTTCAAATTTCGGATTTAATTTTCCGAGTTCATACCGTCGTATAGTAGGCTCTGCGATTCCAGATTTTTCGCCAAGTTCTTTTTGTGTCATTCCCCGCGCTTTGCGAAACTCACGGATTTTAGCACCTATTGTTTGTTCCATCTGTACACGCTCCTTTAGTATAGTGTACCACGTTTATATATTAACAGCAACAAAAATTTCTATTTTTCTCTTGACAGTAACTTTTATTGCTGCTATAATGCAGACAGAAACAAAAGTTTCTGAACAATTAGAAAGGAGGTGAACCAAATGTCTAAATCTATTGTCGTCGACCGCGTGAAGATTATCGCAGAAATGGCACGTCAAAATCTGACCGGCGAAGAGCTGGCGCAGAAAGCCGGTGTAGGCCGCAGCGCTGTTATCAAGATGCGCAAAGGGCAACCCGTATGGCGCACCACCGCAGGCCACGTGGCAAACGCGCTGGGCGTGCCGCTGGACGATTTGAAAGAAGAGGTGTAACGATGTACCAGCCTTATCATAAACTCCGCGTAAGGTTCGCGGAAATGGAGATGCGGCAGGGCGATGTTGCGCAGGCCGCAGGCATGGCAAAAAGTACCATGACTTCCAGGATGCAGGGAAAGCAACCGTGGACAAGCGCAGAGATCACCCGTGTGGCCGCTGTCCTGAACATCCCCCGGGAGCAGTACGGCGAGTACTTTTTTGAGCCGTCTCCCAAGAGCAAGAAGGGTGCATGATGGCAAACAAAAGAATGTTTTCGGTGGACGTGGTGGAAACCGACGCTTTTCTTGACCTACCGCCCAAAACGCAGGCGCTCTACTTTCATTTGGGTATGCGTGCCGATGATGACGGGTTTGTTTCAAGCCCCCGCACCATCGTGCGCACCATCGGATGCACTACCGGTGATTTGAAGCAGTTGGAAGCCGCTGGTTATGTGATTTCGTTCAGTTCTGGTGTGCTTGTTGTGACTGACTGGAAGGTAAACAACACGCTCAAGAGTGACCGTTACCGCAAGACTATGTTTCAAAACGAGCTTGCACTGCTGAAAGAATCAGCATCAAAGCGTTACATCCTTTCTGACAATGGAACCATTTCGGAACCAATCAGGAACCAAAACGGAAACCAGCAGGAACCGCAGTATAGTGTAGTGAAGGATAGTGTAGAGAAGTGTAGGTTAGAACAGGAGAGCAACGCCGCTGCCGCGGCTGGCGAGTCTGATACTCCCCCAGCGGATATTTTCACAACCTTTGCCGATGGTGACGGCGAGCTGCTGCAAGCCCTTCGGGACTATGACCGTATGCGCAAAGAAAAGCGCAAGAGCCTAACCGATACCATGCGGCGCAGCTTGTGCCAGCAGCTGGATGAAGAATTCCACCGCTGTGAATGGGTGCAGATCATCAAGCAGGCCACCCGGCAAGGCTGGTTAAAATTCTATCCGCTGGATAAGGACAAACCCGCCAGCACCGTGCCAGAGTTTGAGAGCGCTGGCGACCAGATCAGCCGAATTATCAACGATTTGAAGCGAAAAAATGGAGTGATTGAATGACAACCGAAAAATTACAGGAACTCATGCAGGCGCGAATGGCCTATTTTGGCGAGCACCTTTCCGATGAGCGAGTGACTGTCCAGCTGAAAGCTTACGCTGCCAACCTTGGCACCGTGCCGGATAACATTGCCGAACAGGCATTTCTTATTGCGCTGGCTAAGTGCAAGTGCCTGAACTATTTTCTCCGCGACTGGACGACCGCCGTCCGGGACATCCAGCTTGATGCACTGCCGTCCCCGGAACGGATGTGGGAAAACGCGCTGGACACGGCACGCAGTATGCAAGAGGTCTGGGAAACGGCCTGCATCGGCTATACGGACGGGGAAGGAACCAATCACGGCGGCGGTAAGGCGAAGATTCAGGCTATCTTTGACAAGCAGCCGGAAGCCGTGCGCAACTATTACGGAACGCCTGCAACGCAGATCAAAGCACTTACCCAGAGTTCGCGCAGCGAGCTTGCAAGGAACCGTTATCGCGGTTTTGTGACTGCTATGGATAAAGCCCCGGTGAAAGCTTTGCAGGCACCGCCCCTGCCCCAGCTGACGCAGGGCATCCAGCCTGCCGCCCAAATCAGCGACAGCAACAAGAGCGCGTGAGGGGGTGATTTTGTGAACGAGAGTACCGACCGCAGCGGCTACATTGACGCAATCACCAAGTTGCTGGAACGCGCAGATCTTCGGGCCTTGCGGCTGATCTGGGTCTACGTTGAGCGTATGACCCGCACCAACTAAGCCGACCCGGCCTAAACCGGCCGTGTTTATAAAAATTTTTTTGAGTGGTCTGTAAGGCCAGAAAGGTTTACTTATGATTCTCAACCACAATGACAACCACGCACTGTTCCTGCACACCATCGACCACGGCGAATATAAGCCGCTGATGGACGCTTACGGCGAGCTGCTGACTACTATCAACCATCTGTCGATTGACGGTGAAACCCGCTCCAAGCTGTTTGAGTTGGCAACGAATGCGGTAGAGCGTGCCGAAGATAACGCCTTTGATAAGGCGGCAGAGCTTCAGGCAGTTATCACCACAGACGAGCTGACCGACCGCAAAGAGGATGACGAGATCCTCAGCACCCCGTCAAACGACAACGGTCAGAGCGACCCCACCACCCCGGACAGGCGTGTTGAGCTGCTGCACGATGATACCGAAGTCCGCGAGAGCTTGCAGGGTTGCATGCTTGCATGGGTAGAGGACGAGAATGGCAGCACCAATATGTATTTCTCTTTTCCCAATCACAGCGTCGCTGACCAGTGCTTGAGCGTGTCCGCCTACATCGACGAGGACGGACAGCCGAAGGTGCGTTTTGTCCTGACCAACAACGCTATCAAGTCCCAGCAGTAACCCCCCAGACCGCTGACAAACAAGAAGCCGCCTTTCCCTGCGCCAACAGGGACGGGCGGCAAATGGCGGGAATATGCTTTGCACGGCGTGTTTCCCGCCTCTATTTTAACAAAAACGGAGGAATTTTACAATGACTGCTTATCAATTTCAGTGTACGGCTCCTGTGGCGCTGATGTTCTTCGTGGGTGCGGTGGCCTACTGGCGCACCTTCGGTTTCTGGGGCTGAGGAGGTGTGCAGCATGACCAAACAGGAACTGCACGAGCAGCTTGTGAAGGAAGCGGAAGTGTATTGCCCTAACATGACCTCAGAGAAAAGGAAAATAGCGGTCGAGCTGGTGGAAGAGGTGCTCAGCCTGTCCGAAGCGCAGCGCAACCGTTTTCTCGACTTCCTGCGCCTGAGCAAAAGGGCAAACGCACTCGGCCTTGACGTGGATGTGGACAAGAGCACGAAGTTCTATTTCATCAAGGACATGGCGACCAATACCGTGATCGCGCCGCCGCCGATGAACCTTGAAACCGTGGCGGCATGGTTGGACGACTACGAGAAAGAAGCAGACGAAGAGGACATTACAACGTGATTTCTTGTGTTACAGTCCGCTTTATGGTATAATAAGAGCGTGGTATAGACGCTCTTTTGAACCATTACAAATAGTAAATTTTATCGGTGGTGCGTGGAGTACAGAGCGCCACCCCCACCCCTGAGAGCGTATGACGGCCCAGAGAGCCGCTGTGCGCTCTTTTTATTTGCCGGAGGTCAAGCTATATGGATGAAGCCAGAAAAGCGAAAACGGCGTGGCTCTGCCGCTATCGTGAAAGCATCAAGAGACAAGAACGAATAGGGGTGGACATTCGGGAGCTGCGCGGCCGCTCTGTGGGCATAGTGCAGAGCTGGAACATCCGAACAGGCCCCACCGGCGCACACTCCGACCATGTGGCCGATACTGCCCAGCAGATAGACCAGATGGAGCGGGAGCTGCAAGCAGAGCAACGGCGAGGGCAGGAGATTGCAGCGGATATTATCATAGCTATCTTCAAGCTGCCGCTGAAATACGCTGATTTGCTCAGCTGTATCTACCTGGAAGGGATGAACACCGCGCAGGCCGCAAAGAAGATGGGCCTTGCGGCAGGGACGGCACAAAGGTATAGGAGGGAAGCGCTGGCAGCTTTCGAGATTCCAGATATGACAATAAAATGACATTACATAGCATTATATTTGCATTCTACAACGCAATGTGGTATACTGAGCGTAGCAGGCGGTTTATAGCGCCGTCCGGCTCCTGACTGCTCTTTGCTGCACGGTCTGGCTGTGGGTGTGCCATGACCCACGATCAGAGCGCCCAGCATTGCAGGAGCGGACATACCCCCTTGCACCGGACTTTTCCTTTCCCCGGTGCACCATGCGCGGCATAAGGTTTGCCGCCTGCTGCTTTTTACGTCTACTCATACGGAAAATGAGGTGCTATCAATGGAAAATCCCAACCCTACCCCCAGCGCCGCCCAACAGGCCGAAAATAACGGCTCTGAGCGGATGTTTTCACAATCCGAAGTAAACACCATCGTTGCAGATCGGCTTGCCCGTGAGCGCTCCAAGAGTGCCGAGCGCGTGGGCGACCTTGACGCACGAGAAAAAGATCTGAAAGCCCGCGAGGAAGCGTTGGAAGCCAAAAGCCAGCGTTTCAGCCAGTGGGAAGCCCGGGAAGCCTGCAAGCAGTATCTGGCTGATAACCATATCAGCGCGGCGCTGCTGGATAAGCTGGACACCAGCGACCCGGAAGCGTTCAAGACCGCTGTAAAGGCGGTGCAGAGCGTCACCGGCAACGGGTTCACCGTCACTAAGACGACCACCGGCGCAAAGGTAGACACCCCGCCGACCTGGCTTTCCCAGGGTAAAGACAAAGACGCTGAGTTAAAGCGGGCTTTCGGTCTGAACAACTGAAAGAGGATCTATAAATGGCTATTGAGTTAGCGACCCAGTTCCAAGCATATACAGACGAACAGTTTTACTCCGAGAGCAAGACCAGCCTTGTGACCAACAAGGATTTCAATTTTGATGGCGCAAAGACCATCAAGCTGTATAAGATGCAGTCCACCGAGATGGAGGACTTCAACCGCAACGGCCCCATTCTCGAGGGAAACAAAAGCCAGTACGGCACGATCAGCACCCTGCAAGCTGCCACCGAGGCATTCACGATCACCAAAGACCGTTCCTTCACGTTCGAGGTGGACAAAATGGACACGGACGAAACCAAGATGCAGGTTGCGGCAGCCAGCGCTCTGGCACGCCAGCAGCGTGAGAAGGTGTTCCCCGAGATCGACTCCTATGTTTACAGTGTGATGGCCGCAAAGGCTGGTATCCTGCCCGACGCAAAGGCGTTGACTGCTGACAACATCTATACCGAAATCATCACGGCAAACGCCCAGATGGATGATGCAGAAGTGCCTGCATCTGAGCGCGTTCTGATTCTGACCCCGACCACCTACACGCTCCTGAAGCAGTCTAAGGCCACCTTCGACAATTCGGACATCGGCGCAGAGCTGCGCAAGCGTGGCGTTATCGCTCAGCTTGACGGCCTGAACGTGGTGAAAATCGCGTCCAACCGCCTGCCCGCGAAGTTTGGCTTCATGATCGCGCATCCTGTCGCAACGGTGGCCCCGGTCAAGCTGGCAGAGTATAAGATTCACCTTGACCCGCCTTTCCTGTCCGGCAGTCTGGTGGAAGGCCGAATTTACTACGACGCGTTCGTTCTGGAAAACAAAGCAAAGGGCATCTATTATCAGGCTGTTGTCTGATATGGCATCATCTGGGCGCATGGGGCTGACCTGTGCGCCCTTTTTATATCGAGGTGAGTATCTTTGAAGGTCAAACTTTCGACCCCGGCAGAAGTGCGCCGCACTCTGTCCAAAATCGCAAATATGCTCCTGAATAACCAAATCGACCCCCAAAGAGCCACGGCCATAACGAATTGCTGCAACGCTGTCCTGTCCTGCATCCGGCTGGATGAGCAGCAAAAGCGCATTGATGAGCTGGAAAAGCTGCTGCAAGAGGTGGGCATAGATGAACCAACTTGACCGGCTGGAAAAGCGCATCCGGGCGCTGCAAGCCCGGAAAGCGGCCAGAGCTGCCACGTTTGAGCGCGTACAGGGGATAGACCCCACCGAGCACGAGGCCGCTGTATATCACGCTATCCACGCGGATATAGAAGCCGATGCACACACCTACTACAATCTTCCCGGTGGGCGCGGCTCTTGCAAATCGTCCTTTGTATCGTTGGAGATTGTGGACGGCATCCAGAAAGACCCCACGGGGAACGGCTCTGCTGTGGTGTTCAGGCGGTGGGGCAGCACATTGAGGGAGTCCGTGTTTGCACAAATCCAATGGGCTATTGACGCGCTGGGCGTGTCTGACCTGTGGAGCTGCACCGTGTCCCCTATGCGCTGCACCTACCTTCCTACAGGCGCACAGATCATCTTCCGAGGGCTGGACGATAACAGCAAGATCAAATCTATCAAGCCTGCAAAGGGCTTTTTCCGGTGGGTGTGGTTTGAGGAATTTTCCGAGCTGCCCGGAGAAAACTTTGTCCGCAGCGTGATGCAGTCTGTAGGCCGTGGCGGTAAGCCTGTGGTGTTCCGCAGCTTCAACCCGCCTGTGTCCCTGAACAACTGGGCAAATAAGTTCATCCAGCAGCCCAACGAGGAAGCATTGACCCTGCACACGGATTACACCCAGGTGCCGCCTGAATGGCTGGGAGAGGTGTTTCTGAACGAAGCGCAGCGCATCCAAGCTCTGAATCCCAAAGTGTACGATCATGAGTATCTGGGCATCCCTACCGGCAGCGGCGGCGAGGTATTCACCACGCTGGAAGTGCGAGAGATCGCGGACGAAGAGCTTGCAATGCAATGCTATCGCTATGTGGGCGTTGACTTCGGCTTTGCGTCTGACCCTGCTGCCGTTGTGGCTCTGTTCTATGACCGCAGCACCGAAACCATCTATTTTGCGGATGAGATTTACAAGCGCGGCCTGTCGAATGAGGCCCTTGCTGCTGAGATCAGGGCGCACGGCCTTGACCATGTGGGCGAAAGCAGGAAAAACCCCATCACAGGCGCAGAAACAGCCCCGGAACAGGTTATTTATTGCGACTGCGCCGAACCCAAGAGCATCATGGACTTGCGTACATACGGCTTGCAGGCGCGTCCCTGCACCAAGCACCCCGGCTGTGTAAACTACCGCATCAAGTGGCTGCAAAAGCGGACGCTTGTAGTTGACCCCCGGCGCACGCCGAACATCTACCGCGAGTTTTCGCAATATGAATACGACACGGATAAAGACGGGAACTTCCTGCCCAGTGTGCCAGATCGGGACAATCATACTTGTGACGCAACCGCATATAGCCTTGACCGTCTTATCTTCAACAAGAACGAAGGAGCGTAAAACTATGCTGGAAATGCACCTGACCTGCCCCCATTGCAAAAAGACCTTTGTTGTTTATCCGCTTGTGGCAGCTGTGGAGCTTGACGGCTTTGTTGACTGCTGCCCCCGCTGTCATACATCCGTTGGCTATCGCTGGCTTGAAGAAATCCAACCGGCCTTTTTGCAGCTGGCAGATATTGACCAGCGCATGAATAGCGATAAGGAAGGGCAGCCGCTGCCGCCTGAAAAACAGGGCTGGAAAATCGAGATCAGACAGGGATAAAAACACACTAAAATCCGAAAATGTGGTAAATAGTGTGGTATAAGCAAAGAAAAGCACCTAGATTTTAACGAATCTAGGTGCTTTTTACTGGTGGAGGCGATGGGAGTCGAACCCATGTCCGAAAAGAGTTCAGCGTAGGTGTCTCCGGGTGCAG